TGAAATTATTATACGAAGATGAATTACAAAGAGCACTAGCGGAGGATGGATCAGCGGCGAGTACGTTTATTACACCAAAAACCTATTATCCAAATATATAATGACTATTATAACTAAAGGAATGGGAGCAATAGCAAAACATCTTTTAAAGAAATCTAAAAAGTTTCCAGGTGCAGGTGCTGATGCACAATTAAACAAAAAAGTAAAAACTAGAGTGAGACCAAAAGGTTTTCCTAAAACTATAGTTAAACAACCAGGAGAATTTGCTAAAGGTGTTAAAGTGACAGGAGCACCAATAACTTATAAAGTTAGAACAAATAAAAAAGTTCGAGGAATTAAAGGAAGAATTGGTGCAGATGATATTGACGTTCATGCAAGAATAGGACGTACTCAAAGATTTAGAAATCTAAAAGCACTTGAATTAAAAGAAACACGTAAAGGTAAAAAATAATGGGAAAATTTTCTAGAGGTAGATATTCATTAATGATTTCTGATAGATCCGGTGCAGCATTTCCATATAGAGAAATGGTTCAAGAATGGAATGGTGCATGGGTTCATAATTCTGAATATGAACCTAAACAGCCACAGATAGATCCCCGACCCCATGGTGCTGACCCTCAAGCTTTACAACATGCTAAACCTGCAAGAACAGAATTTGCAGTAACTGATTTATTAGAAAATGATCCTTTAGAAACATATCAAGTAGGTTCTCCTATTATAAATGTTAATTTACCAGGACATGGATATACTACTGGAGATACAAAAAGATTTAGAGGTCCTTTAGGAGCTGCCGGAGTATATGGTGATCCAGAAGGTGTAGGAGGAATTACAGGAGCTACTATTGCAAAAGCTGCAGGGTATACTATAACTGTAGGTAAATACGTCAGCGGTGCAACTGATACCACTGGTCCAAATGGTACTGGAATTTATGGAACAGATTGGTTTTATTTTAGCGCTGATACAAACGCGACAAGTGTCGCAACAGGAGGAGGTTATCCGATGTCCGTTGGACCGGTAACTATACAAAAATAATGGCAGGATATACACTTTCAGGATTAGAAGCTGATATTAGAAGTTGGACAGAAGTTGATTCAACAGTTTTTAGTGGTGCTACTTTAGGCAGATTTATTGAAAATGCTGAGTATAGAATAGCATATGATTTACCCATTGATGCAGATAGAGTAGAATCAAGTGGACAGTTTGCACAAAATTTTAACACTATTACTGTACCTGCAGGATGTTTATTTGTTAGATCAGTATTAGTTTTTGATTCAACATCTGCTGATACAGGCAAAGGACAATATCTTTTAAAAAGAGATCAAACTTTTATTCAGGAATATGTGGGAGAATTAACAGGACCAGAAGGAAGTCAAACAGGTCAAGATACTAAAGGTCTTCCTAAATATTATGCTATGTTTGGAGGAGCAACAGGAACTACTGATACTACTTCAGGAGCCTTATATGTGGCCCCTACACCAGATCAAAACTATTTATACACTATTTTCTGGAATAAATTACCCCCTGGTTTGGCGACACAAACTTCTGGGACATATATTAGTAAATACTTCCCTCAGGGCTTATTATATGCTAGTTTAGTGGAAGCATATAGTTTCTTAAAAGGTCCAGCAGATATGTTGACTTTATATGAGCAAAAGTATAAACAAGAACTAACTAAATTTGCAAGTATGCAAATTGGGAGACGAAGACGAGATGATTATACAGATGGTACTGTACGTATACCGATCGAGTCACCGCCTCAATAATTAGGAGATTATTATGACAATAACATCGGCAATAGCTAATTCTTTCAAAGTAGAAATTCTACAAGGTGGACATAATTTTAATGATTCAAGTGGTGCACCTACAGGTAACACTTTTAAAATTGCATTATATTCAAGTGATTCAGCAACTTTAAGTAAATCAACAACAGCGTATGCGGCACCCACAAGTGCGACAGCAGATCCAACAAGTACATATGAAGTAACAACAAGCTCATCTGGATATACGGGTGGTGGAAATACTTTAACAGCAAGTGCTGATCCAGTTTTATCTGGAGACACAGCATGTGTAAAATTTAATGACACTAGCTGGACATCAGCTTCTTTCACAGCAAGAGGGTGTTTAATTTATAATTCAACTTCAGTTACAGGTTTCACAGCTAACAGAGCAGTGTGTGCCGTTAATTTTGGTGCAGACAAAACTGTGACTAGTGGAACTTTCACTGTAGAATTTCCAGCTCAGACAGCTACAAACGCAATCGTTCAGATAGCATAGGAGGGTTAGAATGCCCGACGTTGCATCAGGATGGGGCCGATTAACCTACGGACAAGCTAATTGGGGCGACGCCACAACTATTGGAGAAGGTTGGGGACGTACCACATGGGGCACTCAAGATTGGGGCGGCTCACCGTACGTTCTTCTTTCTGGATTATCTTTAACTGCATCAGTTAATTTACCCACAGAAAATATAATTGTTAAACCAGGATGGGGTACTCTTGACTGGGGGGAAAACGGTTGGGGTACTGTTGAATCTGCAGTTTATTCATTAACAGGATTATCGGCAACTTCATCTGTTGGAGCTTTAAGTCCTGCAGATCAAGTAATGGGACTAACAGGAATAACTGCAACATCAGCAGTTGGATCATTAACTGCAAGTGGATCAGCTACTCAATCTCTGTCAGCTTTATCTGCTACTGCTTCTGTTGGAGCATTAAGCCCAGCAGATGTAATGAGATTAACAGGCTTAACCGCAACGTCAGCAGTTGGATCATTATTAGTAGCCGATGTCGTAGGTATAAGTGGAGTATCTGCTTCTACATCGGTGGGATCAGTAACTATTACATCTAATCCTACATTTACTTTACCAGGTCAATCAGCCACTTCATCAATTGGTTCTTTAACTGCAACTCCTGTAACACCTGCCTCTTTATCAGGACAATCAGCTAGTACAGCTATAGGAAGTTTAACTTCTGTTCAAACTTCAGTAGCTAGTTTAACAGGACTTGGTCAAACAGCCACGGTAAGTTTAAATGATGATAAATTATTTTTATATTATTATGGGACTAAATCACCAAAAAACACTACAGGTTATGCTATTAAATCTCCCAAAAATACAACAGGATATACGGCTAAAACACCTAAGGCTACAGGGGGATATACTACTAAGACCCCACAATAATTATGTTTGACTTAAAACTAAATAAACAATATAAACTAATAAATTAGGAGATAATTATGGCATCAACTTATACACCTCTTGGTGTTGAAAAAATGGCAACTGGCGAAAATGCCGGTACATGGGGAACAAAAACTAATACAAATTTAGAAATTATAGAACAATTTGCTGGTGGTTATACTAGTCAAGCGGTTACAGATTCTGGAACACCCACAGCTCTAAGTGTTTCTGATGGATCAACAGGAGCAACTCTTTCACATAGAGTTATAGAATTTACAGGTTCAATTTCTGGAGCTAGAGTTGTAACAATACCTTTAGATGTTCAAACTTTTTATATTATTAAAAACTCAACTTCTGGTGCTTATACACTTCAATTTAAATATGTTTCAGGTTCTGGAGATACAGTAACATGGTCTTCTACAGATAAAGGAACTAAAATTATTTACGCAACAGCTAATGATGGAACTAACCCTGACCTGGTAGATATGATGGCTACTTCTTCAGGCATAACTTTATCTAATAATAACGCTCTTTTATTCAATGACGCTGATAATGATGCAGCTGTTGGATTTAAAGCTCCAACGACTGTCTCAGGCGCAGTAACATGGACATTACCAGCAGCGGATGCTGCAAGCTCTGGATATGCTTTAACATCAAATGCTTCTGGTACATTATCATGGGCATCAGCAGGCGTGAGCGTAAGTAACGTAATAGGAAAATCTATTGCAATGGCGATGATTTTCGGATAATAACAATAGAGGAATAAAAAATGGCAACACCAAATTTATATAGCGTCGATACAATCACCCCTAAGAATGCTATGGGTAATTTAGGGGATACAAACAGAACAACAATGGTTGATGTGTTAGATGATTACTCTGCCAAAATTGAAACAATTTTAATCGCTAACACAGATGGAACTAACGCATGTGATGTTACAATTGAAGTTAGTAATGACAATGGCGGTACTTATTACAAAATAGGAAGTACAATTTCTGTTCCCGCAGATTCAACATTAAGTTTTTTAGATACACCATTATGGTTAGATGAAACAGATTTATTAGCAGTTACCGCAGGAACAGCCAGTGATTTATCATGGCATGTTTCTTATGTGCAAATGAAGGACGCTTAATAGAGGAAGGATATACTAATGCCTAAAATAATTAAAGTAGCAAAAGGATCTTACACTGCATCAGATATTACTATCGATTCAGATGGAAGAGTTATTACAGCTTCCTCAGGAGGAGGCGCTGCAAATTTAGTTGCAACATTTGGAGACACAGGTCCAAGTTCAGGAAACTATACTGCACAACCAGGTGCTAATTATATTGTAGCTTACATAGGTGGCGGCGGAGGCGGCGGCGGAAGAAGTCCCGGTACCGTAATCGGAGCTGCCGGAGGATTTGCTGCTTATGCGACACCTATTTCACAACCTTACACAAAAGCATATTCAATTGGAGCTAGAGGAACTGGACAACAAGGACAAGGCGGAAGTGGAAATGCTGGAGGAGCGACTAATTTTGGTTCTCCTGCAACAGTAACTGCAAATGGTGGAAACGGCGGAGGAGGTCCTGGTGGATCTCAAGGAAGTGTTGGAAGTGTTTCTGGGGCCACTGTAGATCTAACTAGTAAAGGAAGTTCTAGTAAAGGTTCAATGTTTAATAATAGTATAAGAAGACAAATGGGTTTAGATTTTGTGGTAGAATCACCAACTAATTTTGATGCCAATAACCGTATGGTATATCAAGGCTCAGGCGGGGCACAAGCAAACATAGGCGCTGAAGGTGGCGGACCAGGTGGATCTGGTTTCATATATGTTTACGAAAATATAGGTTCTTAATTATGGCAAAAATAGTAATGTCCTCGTTAGAAGATGGTGGAGTTTATAAAGTTTTTGCTGATCAAGCAGAATTAGATGCTTCGCACATAGTTCAATCTGTATATACAATTGTTGATCTATCTGATGCTGATTTAGAAAAAGTTTTAGAAGAAACAGCGACCTTTAAAGTTACTGATGGAGTTTTAGGTGTTGCTGACATATCCCCTACTTGGAATAAAGCAGAATATCATAACGCTAAAGACAAACTTTTAACTGCCTACAATAGTATGGATGATAAAACTAAGAAAGCTTCATTAGAGAGTTTTATAGAAACTGTTAATGGCATCGACATAGATTCTTTAACAGTAGATTCATCGGTATCTTTTTGGAAATACGTAAAATCAATAAATAGTAACGTCGGTTATCACCCTTTACAATTATTATAATATATATTATAAAGCCTTTATAATGCTCGAAAGAATTATAAAGGTACAATGCAAAACTTATTTGTAATAGAAGATTTTTACACTGCTGAAAATTTTGGCTTAATGTCTAATTTTCAAAGAACGTGTAACATGAAAGGTTTACATGTCCCTCAAAATATTTATTATCCCTCAAGACTAGAAGCCTTCCCTACATGGGAATCTGATGATTTTGAAAAAGATCAAATAGAATACAACCTTACAGAAAAAACTTTAATTCAAAAAACAGAGTTTAAAATTAAAAAAATTAAATCTTTTTTTAGAAAAGTATTAACTTCTGAACTTTTAAAATCCCCCTACAAAGGAAGAAATGAGTCCCTTGTGCATCAAGACTCCGACAATTTTGATTGGGCCGGTGTAGTATATTTTGACAGCTTTAGTATAGAGGATGGAACAAGACTGTATTCATATAGAGAACAAGTAAAGCCTGATGTTATAATTGGGTCTAAGCCCAATAGATGTATAATTTTTAAAGCTGCCTTATTTCATTCGGCGGGAATAGATTGGAATAAAGATTCTAGGACTGTGCAAACATTTTTTTTAGAAACGGATAAGAATGTTTGAAAATAAAATAGAATTTAGCGCTCATGAAATATACGTTAATTTGAAAGACAGTTATCCTATTCCAGCAAAAAATAATTTACCTGAATGGTATAAAAAATTAGATCATACTTGGCCAAAGAGAACTGTTAAAGGGTGCATGCCTTTTTTAGATTCAATGTCAGCAGGGTACATTTTAAAATTACCTCAGGACTTTTATGTTAACCACAATTTTACCAACGAAGATGGACAAAAGGATACTACTTTTGCCTGTCCTATGACAGAAGAAGCGGATCTTTTAAATTTACATTTTGTTAATTTAAACCGACAAGGAAATGAACATCATTCTCCACAACAACTTCAAGGCAGTCCACATCTTGAAAAAAATAATAATCAAGGAGTTTTAAAGTTTATGAATCCTTGGAAAATAAAAACTCCTCCCGGATATTCTTGTTTATTTGTCCCTCCTCTTAATAATTCAGATGATAGATTTAGTATAATACCTGGGATTGTTGATACCGATACATATGATAAAGAGATAAATTTTCCATTCATCATAAATGGAGATAAGTATGAAACTTTAGAAACAACTCTGAAAAAAGGAACCCCTTATGTTCAAGTAATACCTTTTAAAAGAGAGGGTTGGAAAATGGTGATTAAAGGAAAAAAATCAAAAGACCTGGTTAAAGAAAAATTTGGATTTTCTTTAAAATTTTTACATAAATATAAAACACTATACTGGAATAAAAAATCATGGAGATAGATGCCTTTATTAGAACGTATAAAATCATAGAAAAAAAACCGTTGTCTAAATTTTTAGCTTACGTTGAAAAAACAAACGCTTTTAAGGCAGCCCCTATTGTTACTAAAAAAGGATTACAAGTTAATACTAAAGTCAGAGATGTTAAAACGTTATTTTTAAATGATTTAGAAAAGAGTTTAACCAATGTTCATTGGTACAATTTTTTTAATAATTGTTTTTTAAGGTGTTTGGAAGAGTATAAACGAGAAACTAATTCCGAGTTCCTGCACTATCAAAATAATTTTGAAATGAGTGTTTTAAAATATGATACCAATAATTTTTATACATGGCACACAGACCATGGTTTAACTACTCCGAGAACCATAAGTTGCATCTTATTGTGTAATGACGACTATGAAGGTGGAGACCTGACATTTAAATTACCCAACCACGAAGAGTTTTCCGTTGAAAGTAGAGCCGGTGAATTAATAATGTGGCCCAGTAATTTCATGTATCCTCATTGCGTTAAACCTGTAACCAGTGGACATAGAATAACCGTTGTTGGATGGGTGGTATAATGAAACATAATGTGTGGCCTTTGTTTTCATCTCCTCTTTTTTCAATTGAAACTGGTTTAAAAAAAAATGAATTAAAGAAATTAGAAACAAAATTAAAGAAAGAAAAAACAGTCCATAGTCCAATTAATAAAATTAGTGAGAACCCTGAACAAAACAATTTTCATACTGGACGAGAAGGGTTGTTACAAAAAGAGGAATATGATACTTTAAAAGACGCAGTGATTAAATCCATAAGGTTTATTAATGATAATTATTTTAAATACAAAACTAATTTTATCATAAGTGATTCTTGGGTGGCATGGGCTCCCCCAAAAAGCAGCTGTACTATTCACAGACATCAAAATTGTTTTTTAAGCGGAGTGATTTATATTAAAGCAAAAGAAGACTGTGGAGATATTGAATTTGAAAACTTTAATCATAGGGACATCTCAGTAGGGCCTAGACACGGGGACACCCTTTATAATGCAGAACGTTTTTGGGTAAAGCCTGCCCCTGGGTTATTATTATTGTTTCCCAGTAATATGTATCATAAGATACATGAAAATAATTCAAACGAAGACAGGGTCTCTGTTTCTTTTGATATTATGCCCACATCTTTCTTAAAGAAATACATTGAAAATAATGAAGTATAAATTAATTAAAAATTTTTTGACACAAGAAGAAATTAATCTTTGTACGGATTACTGTAGAATACAACACCGGCAAAACAAATTTAATTTTGATAATCAAAACAGTAATTTTGATTCCAGCTTCTATGGGGATCCTTTAATGGAATCCATGTTGTTAAACAAAAGAAAGTTGGTTGAAAAACATTCAAAGTTAGAACTGTTACCAACTTATTCTTATTTCAGAGTCTACACCTATAAATCAGATTTATCCAAACACACCGATAGACCTTCGTGTGAGATCAGTATTACAGTTCACATTAACTCGGACGGCACACCATGGGAAATATATATGGGTGGTAAAAAATACAGAACTAAACCAGGAGACGCTGTTTTATATAAAGGTTGTGAAATTGAACATTGGAGAGAACCTTTTGAAGGCGACTGGCATGCGCAGGCTTTTTTACATTATGTAAATTCTAAGGGACCTCATAAAGATTTGTATAAGGATCAAAGAAGAATGTGGGGAGATAAAAAATGAGTTTTTTAGAAACCATGTTTTGTGATTCAATATATCATTCAACTCTATCCAACGAAAAAATTAAAAAACAATTATTGAAAATTGTGTACGACTTAGAAGAGAATGTTGAATCAAATAAAAAAACTAATGAAGGCGGCTATCAAAAAGATTTAAATTGTAGAGATTTATTTTCAGATTTAATATCTGAAGACCTTCATAAATATGAAAGACTTTTAAATTTAAATAAAAAATTAAAGCTGGATAATTTATGGTGTAATATTAATTACAAAAACAGTTATAATGTATCCCATGTACACCCCGAAGTTCATTTCTCAGGAGTCTATTATTTAAAGACGCCAAAAAATTGTGGTAAATTAATTTTTACTAATCCCAATACCTTTGTTAGAATGCATTCTGAAATGGAACAAGCAAGTGAACACCCTGATTTCAAATCTCATTTTTATATAGAACCCGTTCAAAACCTATTGTTAATCTTTCCTTCTTATTTATTACATGAAGTGGCTATTAACAATTCTAATGAAAAAAGAATATCCATATCTTTTAATTTATGCATCAAATAAATATATTTACAAACTCCTTATTTTTCACAGACCAAAAAGATTCAGAGTTTAAAAAAGAGACGATAAAAACAAAAAGTGTGGATAAGGCAAAGTTTACTGACATGTTAAAAAATTTTGCAGCTGGGTTAGCGAAGAATTATAATATAAGTTTTCAAGATGTCTTTATAGATAATATAAAATACTATGAAGATTTAAAAGACCAGACAAATTTAAAAATTGTTACAACCGATGTTTTGTTTCAAGGCTTATACATGGTGGATGTTGATGAAGACTGTGGTTTAATTTTTTTTGAAAGAGATTCCGGAGAGTTTATATGTCACCATACTGATTTTATTCCCCAGTTTAATTTCATAGCCAGAGAGAATACTATTGTATGTCTTCCTTCAAACATTGATTTTAAATTAAAAGAAAATAAGTCAGATAAAAAAAGACGGTATATTTATTTCACTCTATCCGTTTAAAAATAAATAAAATTTACATTGATTCTTGCGTCTTGATCAGTGCATGTTGTGCTGTGATGTTTTTTATGTGATTTAAAAAACAACATTCTATTTTCAATAGATTTTATTTTATTGTTTGAAAGTCCTGTGTACCCATTATTGTTGTTAATGTAAAGTATAGCGCTGTTACATTTAGGGTCATCATGATCACGATGCAATGCGTGTTTTTTTATCTTAGGGGTGTGAGGATAAAAATTACATTTTACTCGAAATAGTTTTTTTATTTCTAATTTTAAAAGAATGGGTCCAAGTAAATTAAGGGCGGGTTGACTCAGTATCTTTTGATCTTCATATACGGTATGACTTAAATAAAAATTTCCTATAGCATTATCTTTTGGATACGCCACATTATTTACATAGTACCAGGGGAAGGTGTTAGTGAGTAAGGTATTTTTTATTTTTAAAAACTCATCTTCGGGTAGAAACTTATCTTTTATTTGAAACATTTTATTAAAATATTAAGGTTAAAACGAACCGCATCTTTTAAAGGAGGATTACCTTTATGGTCAACCATACTTTTATATACTTTTGCTTGGCCTATTTTATCGACATAAAATTTATTGTTGATAAAAGTGCCTCCATCGGTCGTGTGTGGATTATATAATATGCTTAAAAAATCGTCGGTGTATTCGTCCTTATGAAGGTCAGTGTGATTTTTAGGAAAATACATATTCCATAAAAATCTTCTTACTTCATATTTTTTAATGTCTAATTGCTCACAGATTTTTTTAGTAATTTTGTATGCTTCTTTATTAAGAGGTGAATCAAAAGGTTTTCCATCTTCCAATGATAACACACTAAAACCTCCTCCTCTCCCTGCGAACAAGGGAGGCATTAAGTTCCCGTAGTCTAAACATTTCGTTAAGTACCATTGATGATAACAAAGTTTATTAATTAAAGCTAAGTTTTCTTCCTTTGATAAAATATCATCAATTAAAGTAACCTCATTAGTATTCATATTTTATGATTCGTTCTTTCAATAAATCCTCTCGAATCTCTTTTACATCAAAATTAAATGAAATAATAGTTCTTTTTTTATTTGTCTCATTGACTCCTGATCTATGTATGACGTGGGCGGGAAATACAATAAAATCCCCTTCCACTACTTTTAATGAAATAGCTCGGTTTAAATTAAGGGGGTCGAGTAGCTGGGTATATTGATGATTATCAAATTCTAGATAGTACACACCAGTGAGATTATTAGCGTGAATATGCCACCCATGAGTACCCTGGTTTTCATATTGTTGAAACCATAATTCATGTATTTTAATTGTTTTAAAACCTATTTTAGAAACCATCTTAACTAAATGGTCGTGGATATGTTGACCCGCATATTTAACCCAAGGCCTCTCAAAGTCCGAAGATTGATCCCAGTCTAATTTATGAAAGACATCTTCAAACCCTGTTTTACTATAGTTAGTTTTTGATTGATCAATCAACGATAATAGGCTATTTTTAATGTTTAAATGATTACTAAAGTGCTCTTTTAAAAGAGGAGTTCCTATGGAAAGATTCATAAAAACATGTATTATAGGTTTTTTTAAAAAATTGTATACTGTAAATTTAAATGATAAATAATTAATATGCTACAAAAAATAGGTTTTTTACCTGGATTCAATAAACAAGTTACTGCTACCGGAGCAGAAGCACAATGGACTGGTGGGGAAAATGTGCGCTTTAGATATGGTACTCCCGAAAAAATAGGTGGGTGGAATCAATTAGGACAAGATAAATTAACAGGTGCAGCGCGACAGATGCATCATATTGTTAATAAAGACTCAGTAAAATTTTCTATTATAGGTACTAACAAAATTTTATATGCGTATACTGGTGGTGTATTTTATGACATTCACCCATTAGTTAATCCGTCAGGTACAGCCATCTCTAATGCTTTTAGTACAACTAATAATGATCCTGTTGTAACTATTACTGCTACTTCTCATGGTTTTCAAGCTGGAGACATTTGTTTATTTGGTGACAGTTCTACCTTCAGTGCAATAACAAATTCTAATTTTGGATCATCCGATTTTTGTGATAAAAAATTTATGGTTACTACAGTTGTAGATTCAGATAATTTTAAAATTACAATGGATTCTAATGAAACAGGAAGTGGTGCTACTACTTCTGGAGGTATAACTTATTATAGATACTATCACGTAGGACCTGCTGAACAGTTGGGAGCTTATGGTTTTGGTATATCATTATATGGTGGTACAATTTTAGGTTCAACTACTACTACACTAACAGCACCTGGATTAGGCGACAATGCTTATGGAACAGGTGGCTCAGGAACTACAGTTAATGTTGGAAGTACCACAGGATTTCCTTCTTCAGGAACTAATTATTTTCAAGTAGGAAGTGAAGAAATTTCTTACACAGGCGTAACAGCCACAAGTTTTACAGGAATTACTAGAGCGGTTAGAGGTTCAACAAGAGCTGCGCACAGTGGTGGAGCTACTATTACTAATACATCTAGTTGGACTGGATGGGGTTCTGCAGCATCAAACACTGACAAAACTATTGACCCAGGATTATGGTCCATTGATAATTTAGGAGATAATCTTATCGCCTTAATTCATAACAGCGCGGTATTTGAATGGGATTCTGCTGCAAGTAATGCTACATCAACGAGAGCTACTATTATATCTGGAGCCCCAACAGCATCCAGAGATATGTTAGTATCTACACCTGATCGTCACTTAGTTTTATTTGGAACAGAAACAACGATTGGAGATACATCTACCCAAGATGATATGTTTATTAGATTTTCTTCTCAAGAAGATATAAATACATGGGCACCAACAGCAATCAATAGTGCTGGTACACAAAGACTGGCCGCCGGATCACGGATCATGGGAGCTAAACTTGGTAAATCTGCAATTTATGTATGGACCGATACAGCTTTATTTACCATGAGATTTGTAGGTACTCCGTTTACTTTCGCCTATGATCAAGTAGGTACAAACTGTGGATTAATAGGAATGAATGCAGCCGTTGAGGTAGATGGTTCTGCTTACTGGATGTCTGAGAATGGTTTCTTTAAATATAGTGGTAAACTAGATTCACTGGACTGTTTGGTTGAAGACTATGTTTATGATGACATTAATAAAACTTCTAACCAATTAATATACTGTGGATTAAATAACTTGTTTGGTGAAATTATGTGGTTTTATCCCACTAGTACATCTAATGTAAATGACAGAGCTGTGGTTTATAGTTATTTAGATTCTACAGCAGAGAGACCTATCTGGTTTACAAACGCGAGTTCAATTTTTAGAAGAACTACTTGGATTGATTCTGCTATTTTTGGTTTACCCCATGCTACAGATTATAATGCTTCTGACGACGCTTCGTTTGATGTGACGGGAAATACTGAAGGAACCACTATTTATTATGAGCATGAGACAGGGGTAAATTATATTAAAGGAGGAACTACATATGCAGTGCCTTCTAACATTCTTTCAGGTGATTTTGACATTACTCAAGACCAACAAAGAGGTATTACTTTTAGAGGAGATGGAGAATTTATCATGAGGATCAGTAGATTTATACCAGACTTTATTAGTCAAAGTGGAACAGCTATAGTAGAGTTTGATCTTAGAAATTTTTCTAATCAAGCCGCAGTAAGCTCGACATTAGGTCCTTTTAATGTTACAACCAGCACTACATATCAATCGTGCCGAGCACGAGCGAGGTCTATTGCTGTTAAAGTATCAAACACAGCTATAGATTCAAATTGGAAACTAGGTACATTTAGATTAGATGTACACGCAGGAGGAAGAAGATAATGCCGTTTAAGTCAGAAAAGCAAAGACGCTATATGCATGCTAACTTACCCGAGATCGCACAGAGATGGGAAAGAGATTATGCAGGTGGTGGTATTGCTAGAGTAGGATACCAACAAGGTATGGGAGTTGCACCTGTTCCTCCTAATCCTATGTTAACTAATATGCAAAAAATGAAACCTTTGGCATTAGATGTTATGACAGGACAACATATGCCAGGAATTAGTCCGCACTATGGAGGATATGGTCCAATTGATCAATGGGGAAATATACAAATGGATTTAGAAAAAGATGATATTAGATCTGGGGCACAGGTTCAAGAGCAACCAGCTTGGTATAACAGAATGTTTAATAAAGCTGGTGAAGGTATAAGAGGAATTAAAAATAAATTTACAGAAGGGTGGGATAGCTCAAAAAATTTTGCAAACAATATACTGGATAATACTTTGATGGCAAAACTAATGGCAGGATTTGACGCAACAAACGAAGACGCATTTAATTATAATCCAGCACTGCGAGGTCAAATAGATTTCATGAAAGGCCAAGGTAAGTATGGAGTAATGGATCCAAGTGGATTAAACAAAATTACAGGAGGCGCATTAAGAGGTAAAAATTTACAATCCATGTTTGGATCAAATGACTTAACTACTATGTTTGATAAAAGTATAGCTCAAACACAAAAAACTATTGATAATTTTGCTAACCAATGGGGTAATTTAAAAGAAGAAGAGGACGAGGGGTTACATAACCTATATACCCAAAAATTACAAGTTCATCTTAATCGTTTAGCCCAGAAAAAAAAGGAGCAAAAAGAATATTTTGATTCTCTTCAAAAGAAAGTTCCATCAGGTGATCCTAAGAAAAACTGGATAACAAAAAAAACTAGCGGCGGTAATGGCGGTGGTGGTCCTGGCCCTGGGGGAGGCGATACTGCTAGCAAAGGTTCAGGAGCTAAAGCAGGAACAACAGGATCCTGGACTCCGGGAGGTACGTATAACGCACCTTCAGGGCATAATCCTCATCGTTATGCTGAAGGAGGCCTAGCAAGTCTATGGCCAAGATAGTACAAACATTAACCCGAGCAAGCACAAACTACAGAGAAGACGTAGCTCAATCTTTAGTTAGAGATTTAGATGCTGTCTTAGAAAAATTAAACACAACGTTTCAAGAAGAAATTAAACAGGAGATAGAAGCTAGAAGTTTCTTTTTAGATTAATGGCAGTCGTAAATCAATACAAGTTTGTAGGGATAGATAATGACACTAGTAATGGGGAGTTAAATCCTTTTGGTAGTGGTAATCCTTTAGTTAGTGAAACGTATGTTATTAAATCTATTCTTGTTACATCAGCTGGCACTCCTAGTGCGACTGTAACAAACAATTCTATTACAGCTATTAAATCAGGGGCTTTAACAGCCAATACAACTAAAGAATTATTAACAAACCCACTAATAGTTGAGGGTGGAAAGACCCTTACAATTAAAGCAGGTAGCACAGACTCATTTGACTTGGCTGTCAGCTACCTAAATATCAAGAAAGAGGTAACAACTTAATGACAAATATTATGGAAATAAAACCTGATAAAATAATAACTACTATTTCTAACCTTAAAACAGGGGAAATATACAACACCGAAGAGGAATGGAAAGCTAAGGGAATCGCTGAAACTGACATTAGAAGAGACATTAAAGTTATAATGCCTCCACTTGATTTGTTTGGAAAAACAAGTTAAAGTATACACTCAGGAAATTTTCACCTGCTCTTAACTTAAATGAAGCAAAATTATGGCACTATTTGAAGAACAAATGACAGATACATTAGAGACAGGGGCTCCGTCTATTAAATACGAAGGAGAAGAAGGCCCTCAAGATCCTAGACAAGAGCAGATGTTAGCTCAATTAAAAGAAGAATACATGCAATATGTATTTGAAATGAAAGAGTTACAGGAACCTATTATGTCTTTTGAAGAGTGGTATCAATCTGTTTACGAAGCTAGCAAGATGGGTGTTCAAGCTCCTCAAGAAGAGATGGGTATGCAACAACAAATGATGAGAGAACCAGCAGCTTATGGTGGTATCATGGATACTGAATCAGGAAGAAGAGCTTATGGTTTAGGAAGTATATTTAAAAAGATTACAAATCCAATTAAAAAAGTTGTTAAAGGTGTAGCCAGTGGTGCAAAGAAAATATTTAAAAGTCCAGTAGGTAAAATGGGATTAGCTGCATTATTAATGGGTCCAGCAATGGGTGCATTAGGTGGGGGAGCGCCATTAGGAGCTGGTAAGTTTTTAGCAGGCGGTCCTAGAGTAGCAGGTTTAGCAGGCAAAAGCACAGGACTTAAAGGTTTATTAAGCAAAGCTATACCTCATTTAACAAACCCAAAAACTTTAGCTAAGATTGGTATCGGTGCAGCAAGTGCACTACCATTACTAGGTATTGGAACTCAAAAGCAAGAACAAGTTGTACCTGACATGGGTAAACTTGGAAGTTTTGATTTTGATTATGATAAAATGATTAGAAGAGGTCAAAATTTAAAAAGTACTCAAGACATTATAGATTATAATAAAGAATACGGAACGGATCTTGTTGAAGATGAATCTGTTTATAGAACTGAAAACGCTTATGGTGGAAGAATTGGATATGCTGATGGAGACGTGGTTGAAGAAGCAAGTATCATGGAAAAGATAAGACCAGGAAGTGTAGATATTATTGAAAAAATAAAAGAAGGAATTATTGAAGGTGGCAAACATGGAAGGGGAATTCCCGGACTAGACGACGCTGTGTGGATAGAAAAGATTAAAGATTTTATAAGAAAAAAAAGAGGTGAAGGAAGACCTGATTTAAGACCAGGTTCTATGGAAGAAATTGAAGAATTATATGAAGGGTTAAGACCTAGAGATCCTATACATCCTATGCCTATGCAACCACCGAGAAGACCTATGAGACCTATGCCTATGCAACCACCTAGAAGACCTCGAAGAGAAAGAGAAGGATACGCTTTAGGATCTAAAGCAGACTTTGCAATAGAAGATGTTATGACTGGTGGAATGGAAGATGAGATTGGTGGTATCACAGGTATCATGAGACAAGCTGATCTTCAACGTAAAGGAAACGTTGGTCAGTTCTATGCGGCTGAAGGTGGTTCACCTAATGAAGGTGGGATCATGGACCTTGGTGGTATGGAAAAAGATTATAGAAATACTGGTGGCTTTGTAGAACTGGGAGCAGAAGAAAAAGCAGATGATGTACCAGCAAGATTAAGTAAGAACGAATTTGTAATGACAGCTGATGCTGTTAGAGGCGCAGGTGATGGAGACATCGACAAAGGCGCATCGATCATGGAAAACATGATGAAAGATTTAGAAGGAAAAGGTCAAAAAGAAAACATGAAAATGGCTGGACCTGATTGGTACATAAAAAGAATAGAACACTTAATGTTTTTAGGTTATAGCTATGATGAAGCTGCAGACATAGCTTATGATAGTAATAAATATTATGAAGTCGTAGGACACGATGCAAAAAAAGGAGCTTCAGATATGTTTGAAGTTTCGGAAAGATTAAGCGAGGTAGTATAATGGGTGATATAGCATTAAGAGGAAATAAACTTACAAGAACCAGAGTTAAAAAAGGTGTAGGTGGTATTTTAAAAGGTATAGGAAAAATAGTTAAAGGTCCTGCTAATAAATGGAGAATGGAGCAGGCAAAGAATTTAAAAAAATATCGTTTGAAAACTAAGATTGAAAAAGGAAGAGCAGGAAGAGAGGCACGTAAAATAGTATCTGATTGGGATAAAAAACATGTATCTTCTAACCCTGAATTAAAAAGAGCTATGTCTCAACAAAGACATCCAAAGTCTTGGAGAAGACAGATTACAAAAAAATTGAAGGAGAGTAAGTAATGGCTGGCGCACTAATTAAAAAAATAATACAGGGGATCGGAAAACAAATTAAAAAAGTTAAACCTAAGAAAAAATGGTCTAAGAAAAATATTGGTATAGGAAAAATAAAAGATCAAAAACTTTATAAAACTTTAGGTAAAGATAAGTATGGAGATATACAAATTATTAATAAAGGTCCTCAAAAAGGATTTAGAGTTCCATTAGATAAAAAGAAATTTGCGGAAAGAAGACCATGGGCAGGTGATAAAAGCTATAAAGCATCTTATGGAGAAAGAATTCCTACTCCTTTTCCTGAACATCATTATACAAAAAAAGCTTCAGGTGGTTTAATTAGAGGCTTTCCTAAAATTGCTAAGAAAGGTTGGAGATAATGGCTGTACAACAAACACAAATGTTACCGGCACCGTTTCTAACGGATGTCTCAAAAGATTACGCTAAAAGATTAGGAGCTGTTACATCTGCACCTTTAGATACATCTAAATTTGCACCGGGTATTGCGGGTCAAGATCCTTATCAACAGCAAGCTTATCAATTAGCTGGTCAAGGTATAGGCGCTTACCAACCATACTTAACGGGCCAAGGAGCATACGCTGGAACACCAACAGACATGAGAGGTGTACAAGATTATTTAGGACAAGCAGCAGGTTACTCTGGACCACAAGCTTACCAACAATTCATGTCACCTTATCAACAACAAGTTATTGATAAAACTTTAACAGAATTTGATAGACAAACCCAAGCTGGTTTAACTGGAATAGGTCAGAAAGCTGCGATGTCTGGAAACTTAGGTGGTGGTAGAGAAGGTGTTATGAGAGCAGAATACCAATCAAACCAAGATGCAAAACGAGCATTAATGAATGCACAAATGTTACAACAAGGTTTTGGTCAAGCACAAACCGCAGCTAACCAAGCATTCGGTCAACAAAGAAATTTAGCACAGGACGTTTCTGGACTAGGTGGATTACAATATAAATTACAAGGTCAAGATGTAGGAAGATTAGGATCAGCGGGCGCGATCCAACAAGCTCAGGCGCAGGCAGAAGCTGATGCTATGAGAGAAGGAAATAGACTAAAAGCATACGAACCATATGAGAGATTAGGATACCTTGGCAGCGGTTTATCTTCTATGTTGGCTGGTATGCCTGGTGCATATTCATCAACGGTAATGCCTGATAAAGATCCATTAACAAAAGCTTTAGGAATTGCATCGGTGGGAGGACAATTCTATAAAGACGTATTTGGAGGTAATACCCCATAATGAGTAGAATATTTCATAGACCTATGTTTAGAATCGGCGGCTCAGCTGGAGGTATAACTTCTGGTTTGAGACGAGGGTATGCTGACGGAGAAGATGTACAAATAAGTGATGAACTTCTTGGAACTCCGGACTATCAAGGTGGTACTACAACAAGTGATCTTATTAATAAAGAAGAAGTAGTAAAAGAACAAGCAACACCATCCAGCAATGAAGCAGGGATGTCTTATAGAGATTTAATTGAAGGTCTGGGGGACATGGAACCACCTCAAGCTCCTGGTTTTGATTGGGGTACATTTGGTTTAAATTTAATGAGCGGTCCATCCGAAGGAGATATTTGGAGTGATATAGGTTCAGCAGGAAAAGAACCTTGGGCAAGATATAAACAAGGAAAACAATTATACGCACAATCTAAATATAAAGATAAGTGGGCTAAGAAACAATTCATGTTAGATGCTTATAGTAAATTAAATTCTGACGAAAAAATTGCTATTGAAAAAGAAATAGAATTTTGGATGTCAAGCGCAGGTGGAAAAAAATCTAGAGAAGAAGCATTAGAGTTAGTAATGTTTAGAAAACCTAAAAATCCTAAAGATGTTGCAAGAGAAAACGAGTTAAGACAACAAGACGAATTAGCTCTTGAACTTCAAAATATTAGAACAGGATTAGGAGATAAGTTTACGACCTTAGATGATAAAGATGCAATGCAAATTAAAAGAGCTAAAGATTTTGCAAGAGAAAATAATTTAGGTTTTGATTTAGATGCTTCAATTATAATTGATCGTTCAACTTGGAGTAATTTTAAAGGAGCTATAGGTGACGATGAAAATATTACATTAACAGAAAAAAATGTTGGAAATTTTACAGATGGTAATGTTTATGTTGATATTGTAACGGGAAATATATACGAAAAACAAGGTATTAATCTTATCAAGCGTAATTAGGAGGTCACATGGTTAGATATTTTGACCCAAGACAACTTATTTTAGATCAACAAGAAGAAGAAGAAAAGAAAGTACAAGACGTTCTCTTAACTCAAGAACGATTAGATTTATTAAAAGAAGAAAAAGAAAAAGCTTTAAGAAAAAGAAGTAGTATAAGAGAAGGTTTAACCGAAGCTGCTAAAATTATTAGAGACGTTAAATTTAGAATTAAAGAAGGCGACGACGCCTATTACGATTATAAAA